GCCGTTGGAGAGATGCCAGAGTGGCCGAATGGGACGGATTCGAAATCCGTTGTACCTTCACCGGTACCTAGGGTTCGAATCCCTATCTCTCCGCCATATTTGTAAAATACGAAAACCCCTGAAGGTAGTAGCTTTCAGGGGTTTTTCGTATGTGTGCTCGCCATGGGTTAGGGCATTTTTAGGGCATAAATCGCACGCTTCTCGCCTCTCGCCTCTCGCTTCTCGCTTCTCACTGGTAACCAAATCCTCTCCTGCTCCTGCTCCTGCTCCTGCTTGTGGAGGCTGCGCTGATGTTTCTTATGAAGATGCCCTCGTGATTGCTTGCCAGTTGAGCTGTGAAGCTCCGGCATGTTTTCGAGGGGGCGGGGTTTGACTTTGATAGGAATGCTCAGCGAGTCGCGGTTGGATCTGTCTCAGGTGTTGGTGTACAGGAGGGTGACTCATCGACTCTTTGCTATCTAACTGATTCTCTCTGCAATAACAGCTCTCATGATATTGTTTTATCTGTGGTGTCGTAGTGATATCATTCCTATAGCCCACCTTAAAATGGAATTCATGGTATGCTCAGAAGGTCAATGGTTTAATCGTAGCAATTGCTGCCAAACCAGCCATATCGAAGGATTATTCAGTGCTTAAACCAATGCTCGATGCCCACTCAATAGAATCAATTACTCTTACGTGTGAGTACGATGGAGACGTGAGCTCTGTTGGGTTGTCGGTAATCAAGGAAGAAGCAAGCAGGCTAAAGCTGAAGTATCAAAACCGAAGAATTGCTCGTCGCCCGGTTAACCAGGGGGATAGTTTTAGCTCTGAAGCGGCAGATATTCTTGGCTACTCATTTTTAAGCAAAGATTCGGAAAGAGATATCAGTAAGTTTGATATTATTAACGAGAATTCTTTGGTGACCAGTTTTGCATATACAAGCTTCAAAGCTTTCTTGGCTGACGTATCATTCAGTTTAAGTGTTGCGCATAGAGCATTTATATTGTCTGAAAGAAAATTAGACAAGATTGTTCTTAGTTATCGTAACTCTTTTATCGCGGATAGTGCTGATGAAATCCATAAAGCAATACGCCCTTCTTCTCCGTACATTGCAAATGTGTGTTTGAGTAAAGTCAATTTTTGGCATTCGAGAATCGGTTTTTTTTCTAATGATCCTCTCCAGTATCCTCTTTTTTTGCATAATGTTGAGGCTACGCATAAGTTGCTAAAGGTTGAAGAGGGTAGCTTCGAAGAGGATGCGAAGAACATTCATCAGCTACAGATCGATACTCATCATGTAATGAATATTAATATTCCTGTAGGTGTTGAGGAGTTCGGCCATCTCATTGAGGCTCGCTCGACAGATCTCAGGGATAAGCATTTGCAGATACTTCGTGGCATTATTACAGATGAAGTGGCTGGCTTAATTAACCTGTCGATGGAATGATAAGGATTAGAATATGTACGTTTCAATGCCGTCGGTTATAGAACCCCCAAATATATCGGGCATGTTTGCTGAGCTTTTGACTCGTGAAGCGTCGGAACCAAAGCTTTCGCACAAGATTGGTTACTGGGCTGATGTGGCAATTGATACTTGCATAAAGTTCGCTGAGCGTAGTTGCGTTTCAGAACCTCATTTCAATTGGTCTAGCTCCGAGAGTGTAGTAATTGCTCCCTCTGATTATCAATTCACGATACTTGATCATCGAAATCTTGATTTGGTATTGATAGAGGATGATGAGCTTCTATTCAGGAGTTACTGTGACGCTGCAATTGCGGAACTGGAGCAGTACAGGGAACTGGAGGATGGGTGGGATGGTGAAGACATGCCAGCGCCACTGCCTGAATCAATTGATGATGCCTTCACTTTCTTGCGTCTCTTGAATTCATTTTTAGATGAATGCGCTGAAGCTATTCCGATGTTAGATCATGAAGGTATCTCGAGTCTTGCATTTGAAAGCGCGACAGACTATTTTTCTATTGCATTTTACGGCAATGACGAAGTGGTTACTTATCGCTGGAGCAGTATTTTAGAACAAAATACGGTGGCCAAAGGTTCGCTTAAAGATTCCGAATTTTTGATAGCGCTGGTCCAGGGTGTAAAAAACATTTAAGGATTGTCTTGTATGCCCGGAAGGCTCGCGAAAATTTTCGATCGTAAACAAACTGACGTTCAAGATCGTTATAAGTGTTTAGCTGGCTGTGCTTATACTAATACTAGTTTGGCAGCAGCCGAAAGGGTTTCATTGTTTTCGAGTCCCTCTTACGTTGCTGACAGTGAGCAGCTTGCGCGAATCATGGAGTGTCCCAATGCAATTCAGCCTAGTGGGACGTTTCATGCTTTGGCATTTCAGGAGGCGATGAAAAGGGGATTGTCCACTCAAAGAATGGGACTTGCCACTCAAACGAAAATTCACCAATTCGGAAAACGAAAAGCCGCGAGCTTTAATAAAAATAATCCGACGAAACCTCCTAGAGAATATTTGGGATACATTGAATGTACCGTTAGGGATGTCAGAGCTCTTACAAATAGTTCTGGAAGTCGCTTTTTTGGTGTGTTTGCTACCCCGGAAAATGATCCGGCACACGCAGATATTTTTCTAGTTGTAAATTTGAATGAGGGGGATAAGCTGCAAATTCAACGCTTATTTCATCAGATTTTCAAACTCGCAAATTTGGTGCCAGCGCCTGTATGAGTGTGGCGCGTATTGAGGTGTGTGGGCGTCGTTTATATTCTTAGTGACCAATGCTTACCTGTCCTTCGAAGATTAGGTTGTTGGTTTTTAATTAAACTGACAACCTTTCGACCATTGACTGTCAAAGTTTTACAATTAAGCATTTTCATCTCCCTCCCTAAATCCCAGCATTTTAGACACGATGCCCGCCATGCTCTTGGTGTCTTTTGGTATCCATCTCCCGTAATGCTTACGCACCATTGTTGTATCGGCATGCCCCAACTGCCTGGCTACCCATTCGACAGGTACGTAGCTCGATAGCATCTGGCTAGCAAAGGTGTGGCGACACTGGTTTGCCCCACGATGTCTCACCTCTGCCTTTTTTAGGTGTCCTGTGAACCAGTTGCTCAGCGTCTTCCCGCTCCAAAGCAAATTGCTGGTGGAGCTCCGGAAAAGAAACCTGACTTTCATTTTCTTTGAAGTGATGTTGTCGCGTTGGATAACCGTGATCTCCTCGGCTTGTGCGTCTTTGGCGGCAGCGACAATCTCTCTCATGAGTTCGAGGGCAGGGTCTATCAGCTCAATGACCCGTACCCGGGAGCGTTCCTTCGGGACTTTGAACTCGCCCACGACTAACGCACGTCGAACATGCACCAGGCCGGCTTCAAGGTCGATGTCCTCAACAGCGAGTGCGATGAGTTCGGATAGCGATAGTCCGGCCCAGCAGTTGAACTCAATCATCCTGGTATCAGGTCGTCTTTCCGGATCTGCTTTGCCGATCAGATCAATCTCGGTGCGACTGAAGGGGTCGGCGTGCTCGAGGTCGACGTCCGAGCCGACGTTGCTGATTCGATCCAGTGGGTTGGCTTTCAAGATGCCGTCGCCGAAGGCGTCAGCCCAGACGCCTCTGACGACGGTGAAGATATCGTTTACTGTCTTTGGGGATAGGCCTTGCTTCAGCAGTTGCGCTTGAAAAAGTTCTATATCGCTCTTGCTGATGTCCACGATTCGGCGTTTGCCGAATTTGTTTTCGACGTGCTTGGCCTTGCTGACGTAGTTAACGACGGTACTTGATGCTTTGAGTGCGCGCTGAACCTCCAGCCATCGATCGATACCTTCTTTCACGGTGCGCTTCAGAGATGGCCCGCCAATCCCGGTGAACATTGCTGCTCTGGGAGAGTTGGGGAAGTGGGCCGCATAGTCGAAGCGGCCCTCTTTGATCTCTGCAAGGATTGTGCGGCGTTTGTTGTCGGCGTAGGCAATCGCTGCCTTGTTGACCTTCGAAATACCCTCCAGTGGTTCCCGGCATCGCTGGCCATTGAAGATGAACCAGATGCGTAGCTGTTTGCCGTTCATCTCGACACCTGTTGGCATCTTGTCACTCATGGTTGACCTGCCATCCACTTTTCAATTGCTTCCTTGTTGTAAACCAGCACATTGGCGGGGTCGGTTCGGTAGTGCTTGCCCTCAAGCCAAAGTCCGCGAGAGCGATACTTGCGGACTGCTTCTGTGCTGAGTCCAAACACTGGGTAAAGCAAGTCTTGGCGGAACCAGGCTCCTGGGTTGATGTAGAGATCAATCTTCTCAGCTGCACTCATACTGCCGCCCTCCAGCCATTTACTGGCATATGGGGGCGAGCGGTGGGATGCTGCCGAAAGCTTGAATCAGTCAGGTTTTCAAGTTCATGGACGAGGCTTGTGGGAGTGTTCAAACTGCTTTTTTGAGTAATGGCTAGGAGCCATTTATGTGGTCCGCAGAGATCAAGATCAACACCAGCACGTTGTACAAAATAATCCTCTCTCCTCCTGGTAGCCTGTGTCTTGGGGTAGCGATTACGCTTCTTCTCAAAGGCTGGTCTAATGAAAGTGCAGCTGCTTGGGTTCAGGCGATCGGAGGCATTGCAGCTGTAGGTGCGGCTTTCTACATTGGGAACAAACAGGCAAGAGATACGGCTCGCGCTCGCCGGCAGCGCGATGAAGTTATATTTCGACTGGTATGCGGTATTGCCAAGCGAGCAGCTGAGGTCAGCCACCTGCTGTTCGTTAATTTTGATTCGCTGCACGAATCTGACACTGCCAAGCGAATTGAGGTTTTGACTGAGGCCGAAGAGCATTTGATGGCTATGAAGGTTGTCAACCCGGTCGACCTCCCATTGCCGGATATGGTCGAGCCTTTTATGGCTATCCGTGGCGCTTTGGAGAAATCTACTGTTATGGCAAGACTTCTCTCTGAGCCAAATGTGGATCGGCTCAGGTGCGCAACCGTTCTGTCTCATAGCTCCCAAAAGATCAATTTTGCGGCCACCGCTTTGATCAATATGAAGCTTGTCAGCGACTGAATGAACTTGCTTATACCCCTCAACAGGCTGCGCGAGCGGGCGGTTCTGAGCGATCAGCGAGGCTTTGGGTGTGGCTGCCTCGCGCAGCTTTTCGTGGGGTATAAGCGCCTCGGCGGTGCTGCTGGAAGGAGCAATAATGCCTGCTGCTGCGCAGCAGAGGCTGTTTGTTTCTAGTGTGTCGACGCTGGTTTCCATGCGGAGCAAAGCGGTCGTGTAATGGGGGTTGTGCTGGTCCTTTTGCATGCCGCTTTCCTCCGAGGTTCGATTGCGTGTTGGTTCATCTGCCGCTAATGGCGCGTGAGCCGGGTTACGGTGGGTGTTGGATTGGGAGCAGAACCGGTTCATGCGGCACTCTCCTGATCTACTGGCTCTAGTAGCGCCGCGATGGCGAGGGCCTCATCGCGCAGGGCGCGGGTTTCGCGTTCGAGTTTTTTTCCCGTGCGGAAAGCTGCGAACGTCTCGGTCGCGATCCGCAGTTTCTCGGCAATCTCCAGCAAGGTGATTCGTGCAGGTTCTCCAAGTTTCGAGGCCTCTACGGCACGTTTGTAAAAGTCGTAGAGTTGTTCGTGTTTGTTTTGAGCCTCCTTGAGCAATAGCGTGAGGTTGCGGATCTCTTCAGATTTATCAGCGCTCTGAACTGCTATGCCTTCGCTGTAGCCTTCTGCATAGCCCACAGTGAGGCCATTGTTGAAGCCGTTCCTGTATGCGAGCCAATAAACGCCGGCAGTCATGAGGACGATTGCTATCAGCGCGTAGATTTGAACTGCAGTCATGTGGTGTGCTCCTGGTGTTGTCATCGGCTGGTGGTGGCAGCCGCTCGGTTTGTGGGTGTTACTCGTTGGTTTCGTCCTGCTGTCGCTGCATGTCTTCGTCTGCCTTGTAGGCACGGATGTCGATCAGCGAGGCGACGTGGCGGATGTGTGCGTACTTCGGAGCCTTGCGGCTGGTGTCCAGCGTGGTGATGGGGAGCTGGATGCGGCCGCTGCTGATCTCGGCCACGAACGATTGCTCGTTGAGGTTGCGGAAATACTGTTCGCGCACTTTGTCGAGCGGGATCAGGACGTCGCCGAAGATGCGGTAAAGCAATTCGACGGTGGCTGACTCCGGTGCCGGGTGCAGGCGCAGCGGGTTTTGTGCTGTGTTACTCATGGCTTTGTTGGGCCTCCTTGCGTTGTTTTTTGGCCGGGTGGTTCCAGGCATTCAGGCAATGCGTTCTGGTCAGCTCGCGCAGATGTTCGGGCACCTCAAGGAGCGCGGCGTTGCGCTCCTCTCGTGTCCGCATGGCGATGATCTGGCGGGCGTATTCCCTAGGCCACGTCACGGCTGTCTGCCGGAATGGCGGGTAGGTCGATTCCCAACTGCTCAGCCAGCCAACGGATACCGGGTTGTCTGATCCGGGTAGATTGGCTGTATTGCATGCCGAGCTGGTCGTGGTACCACTGGCCGTCCTTGATGCGCAGATAGTCGCGGTCACGGTTGGGGTAGGCTGGTAGGTTGCGCTCGTTGAGCAGACCTTTTTCACGCATGCGAGCAATGAGCTTCGGGCGAGTCAGGCCGAGGTGGGTTGCGGCTTGGGCGAGGGTTCGTTCCATGGTGTGCCCCTCATGCCGCGTGCGCAGCTGGTGTTGCCGCTGCAGCAAGGTGGTTGATGGACTCGCTGACCTTGCCGTAGATCTCGGCATCGCTGCCGTACACGGTAAAGCAACGGGTGTGCGGGCTTTTGTTACCGATGCTCAGGATGGTGGTGACACCTGAGCGAGATTGAGTGCGGTGCAGCGCGACAATTAGCGGGTAGTCGAAACCCATGTCGAGGTTCAGCACGCCGCCGGTGCGCACCAGTTCAAACACTCGTTGCTTGTCCGAGACTTCAAAGCGTCCGTATTCGCGGCTGGCGTGAGGGCGTTGCAGCAGGTCGCTGGTATTGCTCGCATCGAACGGGCCGTTGGCGATCTCTTCGATGAAGTCGGCCAGCTTGAGATGCATCTTCTTTTCGTTATGCAGGGTCAGTGTGTGGCGTTCGCTGCCCAGCTCCACGACGAAGGTGCTTTCTGAGATGCTACGTTCAACCTTGAGGCGAAACGCCAGACATTCGCGTCTAGGCGCGGTCCGTAGGACGTGGTTGAAAGTCTCGGTCAGGTTGACCTGAGCATTGAGCAGCTGCAGGGTGCGGTTGTCGATTTTGTACTTGATCATGCTGCATGCCCTCCGCCGTTCGGATTGACTGGGGCAGGAGTGGTGCGTGCTGTCAGCTTCGGTTTGGTGATGGCGAACGCGCAGCCGTACTCGCGGGCTAGTCGCCGGATCTCAAAGATTTGGAAGGGGTTGGTAGCGGCCGGGTGGACGTGCAGGGTTGCTGTGGTGTTCATGGTTTGCCTCGCTCTGTGGTGGAAGAGTGAGGTAAATATCAACTGTAGGTTGATTATTGTCAACAGCTACAGGTTGATAATTTTGCGTTTCGTGATGGCGCCTTGACATGTCTACTCAAGGCTCTACATTGCCGGTTACACCAATTTGTCGCGCATGGGGGAACGGATGTCGAAGACCGCTGATTTTTATGAAAAGGACTTTTGGTCTGGGCTATTTCCAATGCAAACAAATTTGCTAATGATCACAAGAAAGGAAAAAGAGCTCTCTGAATATGTCTATCAGAAAGTCTTATCCACTGATGAGCAACATAATTTTATCCCCCAGCAACGGGTATACGCCGATAAATCTAACGGCCATTTGCGTAGAACGCTGAAGCTCGATCCGGTGGCAGAATATTTCCTTTATGACGTGGTGTACAGGAATCGTTCAATTTTTAGGAAGCCGTTTTCTGAGAGTAGAAAGTCCTATGGCTACAGGTTTGAAAGTGGTGAGGTTGTTCCAATTAGTCAGGCGTACAAGAGTTATAGGCAAGACGTGACAGATAATTTGGGGAAGTTTAAGCATCACCTCAGTTTTGATATAGCGGGATTTTTTAATAGCGTTTACCACCACGATCTCTCTCATTGGTTTTCATCCTCTGAAAGTGTAACTGATAAAGATAATGAGGCTCTTGGTAAGTTTTTTCGGGAAATTAACTCTGGTCGGAGTGTTGATTTTCTGCCTCATGGCCTATATCCATCGAAAATGATTGGCAGTGATTTTCTAAAATTTACCGAGCAGTCAGGTCAGCTTAAGAGCTCGGTGCTTTTAAGGTTTATGGATGACTACCATCTATTTGATGACGATGAAAACAACATAAAAAGAGATTTTATTAGAATTCAAAAGATGCTGGGTGACAAAGGATTGAATGTAAATCCACAGAAGACTAGGAAGAGTGTTCAAGATGTGCAAGAGGAGGTTTCAGCGATCCGGCAAGAACTATATGAGATAGTTGAGATTGAAGTAGGAGTCTCTATTTGGGGGTCTGGGGTCGAGGTGCCAGAGATGGAGGAAATCCAGATCATCACGGACTTATCAGCTGATCAGATTAATCGCCTTCTCGCTTTTCTAAAAGAAGACTCTTTGGATGATCATGATGCTGAGTTTATACTCAATGTCCTTAGATACTATTCTACCGATGTTAATGACTATTTGCCTGTGCTTCTTGAACGTTTCCCAAGCCTCACGAAAAGTATATTCACAATGTTCAATAATAAAAGTACTGTTCAGGGGGAGGATGACAAATTAGCCGATGTTGTTCATAGCTTCTTGAAGGTTGCTGATCATTTATCCGAGTTTCAAATATTTTGGCTGGCTGTTTTGGCTGAAAATAAACTATCAAACACTCGGCTGTATGGAGAGATTCTGAATTTGTTGTACAACTGTTCCTCTGGGAGCACCATTGCGCGATCCAAGATATTAGAGATACCGACCCAGAAGTTTGGGATGAAAGAGTTGCGTGAGGAGCACTTGAAGAATGGTAGCTCTGACTGGTTGTCGTGGGCTTCTGCTATGGGAAGTAGGACGCTAAAGAAAGCAGAAAGGAATTACGTTCTGGACTATTTTTCAAAGGGTTCATCATTGAATTATTTAATATCCTCTTGCGTAAAGGATATGGACTGAGTAAAGGCTGTTACTCGGGAAGGAATGTGCCGACTACTTTTCCGCAAATATGAGTTTCTTCTGTAATTTCAATTATCGGGTATTGTGGATTGATGGGCCTGAGAAATTGCCGGCCCGCGTCCTCTACCAGTATTTTGAAAGTCGCTTCGTTTGTACGAGGGACTCGAGCGATTACTCTGTCACCGGTTTTGGTTTCTGCTTCGGGGTCTACGAAAATAATGCACCCGGTTGGATAGCTGCGACCGGGTCCCGGATTCGTCATCGAATCCCCGAGAACCTTCAAAGCGTATCCATGGTTGCTTATCGGAACCGGGCACGACAGCCAAGAATCTGCATCGTATGCCTCAAAGTTAGAGATCGCCTCACACCAAGCCCCGGCTTGAACCCACGAAATCAGCGGCACTTTGCCAAAACGCTGATTTATTTCACTGACATTGGTACCCTCGCCAACGGCAATTTGCCGAACGTTACTCTCTCCAGTTTGCTGTTTCGGCAGCACCCCGTATTCAAGCCACTCCCGTCTTACCTTCAGCCATGAGCAAAGGGCCGACATACTGTCTGCCTCAGCCATTGCTTCGCCATTCAGCCACTTGCTGATGGCCTGGGTCGTTTTATCAACACCCACGCTTTTCAACTGACGATGAATATCCACTCCACGACCCCGGCTGCGTACGCCGGCATCGTCGAGGGCTTCGTGTAGGCGCTCGCTGAACGCTGCGCGGAGAGAATTTTTATCAACCATGAGTTGAGAGTCTCATAAAGGTTGCGCAATAGTCAGTTGATCTATAACATCAACCGTAAGTTGATAAATGGAGGTTGTCATGTTGGACCCCGCAGATTTTCCGAGCGCGATTGCGTTTGCGTTTGAAGCCGTTGGCGGCATCGGGGCCGCTGCGAAGGTATGCAACAGAAGCTACCAAGCGCTGAACAAATGGCGTCAGGCTGCATGCCTGCCGCGAACGGATTACACAGGCGAAACCAAATACGCCGAGCTGTTGGCAATTGCTGCGAAGCAGAAAGGCAACGCATTCCAAGCGGCTTGGCTGTTGAACGCTTCGGCTCCACAAAAAGCTGCAGCGTAGTCAGAAAAAAGGCGACCCAAAGGTCGCCCAGTTTCTCCCGGCACGCACCACCACAGCGCTGTCGGGTCGCGATAAAGATAGGCGGGCACACCACATGCAACCACCTCTCTTTATCGCGCTTTTCCAAGGCTCGGAAGCCTTGGTGTTGCTGCCTCTTCCACCACAGATTTGGCAGCTGTTGCGCCAGAGGTGAGCAATGGATTGCTCGCCCCGGCACGGTGCCGGTATCGATCCCGAAGATCTAGCCGGCGTTTGGGCCCTTTCAAGCCACGCGGCAAATGTATCACCACTGCATGTCGCGCGGCACTGGCAACTTACAAGGATTAATGCCATGAGCCGTATCGCTCTGAGTTCTGTTGAGCGGGCGCAGCGGGAAGTTTTGCCGCTCGATCTCGCGCTTTACCATGCCGCTCGGGACTACCCCGGCGGCGCCGCAGCCATCGCCGCCACTACTGGCCGAAATGCGACCACGCTGCAGCACAAGCTGTCCCCAACCCACCCCAGCCACGCGGTGAACATTCAAGAGTTCGGCGAGATTCTGGAACTGACCAAGGATCGCCGCATTCTGGATGCAGTGCATGCCTTGGTAGGTGACACGACTTGGCAGGAGCTGGCTGAGGCGTACACCAACGATATGCCCGAGACGTTGACCACCGGGATAGCCGAGTACTTCCGGCAGGTCGCGGATCTGGCGGATACCTGGGCCAAGAGCATTGGCGACGGAGTTGTTTCCGATGAGGAACTTGCCGCGATTCGCCTGCAGGTTTTTCGAGGCATTCAAGGGTTGCTGGGATTGTTCAACCGCGCCACCTACGTCAATCAAACGACGCGGGGTACTGATCGTGGTTGATATCGTAGACTTCGCTAATGACCTGGTTCAGGAGCGTATCGATCAGGCGCTGGCTGCACGTCTCCTCGCCGCCAAGCCCGTTTTGGCGGCGCATTCGTTTCTGTTCTGTGAAACCTGCGATGGCCCGATCCCCGAGGCTCGCCGTTTGGCGCAGCCCGGCTGTACGCAGTGCGTGGACTGCCTTTCTCTCGCGGAATTGAAAGGGGCACGCCATGCTCGATGAGGTACTGGGGCAATTCGCGGATTACGGTCTTGAGCCAGCGCAGCCATTGGTGTTCAGCAAGCTGACCCGCTGCAAGACGACACAAGACAAGGGCAAGGAAAAGAACGGTTGGTATGTCGTTCATGAGCAACGTACTGAGAAAGGCGAAACGCTGATCTTCGGTGCGTTCGGTGACTGGCGTTCGGGCGAGTCTCAGAAGATCAAGGTAAAAGCTGGGCGAATGTCGCCCGAAGAGCGCGAGGTTATGCGCGCTCGACAGGAAGAGGCCAAACGCCGCGCAGCAGAGATCTCGGCCAACGCGGCACGTCGTGCGGCGAAGCGTGCAGCGGGTATGTTCAAACGCATGCCTGAGAAGGGCCGTAGCGACTATCTGGATCGCAAGCAGATTGTCGGCTTCGGCGTTCGTTATGCACCGCGCACCGGTGCTTTCTTGGTGCCAATGAGCAATGTGCGCGACGAGATTGTCGGCCTGCAGGTGGTGTTTCCGACCAAGCAAGAAGACACCGGGCGGGACAAGTCTTATTGGCCTTATGGCATGTCGAAAGACGGCGCCTTTCACTTGATCGGACCGCATCCGGATCCGGGCGAGCCGGTACTGGTGTGTGAGGGCTACGCGACCGGCGCAAGCCTGCATATGGCCACGTCACTGACCGTGGCCGTTGCGTTTGATGCGGGCAATCTACTGGTGGTTTGCAAGGCCATGCGCGAGCGCTTCGCCGGTTGCCCGCTGATCATCTGCCGAGACGATGACTGGAAGACCACCAAGCCGAATGGCGATGCCTGGAACCCTGGTGAAGAAAAAGCAAACAACGCGGCGCTGATCGTCGGTGGCCAGGTAGTCGCGCCGATCTTTTCCGGTGAGCGGGAAGCCAAGTGGACCGACTTCAATGATCTGCATGTCGCGGAAGGTTTGGAGGCGGTGCGCCGTCAGGTGTTGGCGGTGGTCAAGCCGCCGGCTGCTGGTGGCTGGAAGGACATGCTGGCCCGCAGTGAAAGCGGCGCGCTGATTGCGCACATGCAGAACGTCGAATTGATCCTGGCCAACGATGAGCGTTGGGCCGGTGTGATCAGCTACAGCGCGTTCAGTTCGAAGATCGTGAAGCTGCGTGCGGCGCCCTATGGCGGCGGCACGGGCGATTGGGCTGACATTGACGATGTTCGGGTGATGAAGTGGCTCGCGCAGCAGTACAACTTGCGGGTCAAGGCCACGCATGTGATCGAGGCGGTGAGCGTAGTTGCGCATGACCATGCGTTTCATCCGGTGCGCCAGTACCTGCGCAAGCTGCAGTGGGATCAGGTGCCTAGGCTTGAAAGTTGGCTTACCGATGTCATGGGAGTGAAGGCAACAGACTATTCAGCAAAGGTCGGCAAGCGCTGGATGTTATCCGCAGTGGCGAGGGTGATGAAGCCCGGTTGCAAGGCTGACTCGGTGATGATTCTGGAAGGTGCGCAGGGCGCCGGTAAGTCGACCGCGATGAGCATTCTTGGCGGTGAGTGGTTCATGGACACGCCGTTTGCGCTGGGCGACAAGGACGGGTTTCAGGCGATCCGGGGCAAGTGGATCGTCGAGCTGGGCGAGCTGGACAGCTTCAACAAGGCTGAGAGCACGAAGGCCAAGCAGTTCTTTTCGGCGTCCACTGACACTTATCGCGAGAGCTACGGCCGCAGAACGATGGACGTGCCACGCCAGTGTGTTTTCGTGGGTACGACCAACCAGGATGAGTACCTGAAGGACGCCACCGGCAACCGGCGTTACTGGCCAGTTGCGTGTACCAAGGTGGATCTGGAGCTGTTGCGTTCGATGCGCGATCAGCTGTGGGCCGAGGCGGTGTTCTGCTACGACGCGGGCGACCTCTGGTGGGTGACGCTGGATGAGGCGGCAATGTTCGGTGAAGAGCAGGACGAGCGCTTTGTTGTGGATGAATGGGAAGGGCCGATTCTGACCTGGCTCGAGGAGTCGCAGATTGGCGAGACCACCACTGGCAGTGACGTGCTTACCAGTGCGCTGAAGTTGGACTTCGGGCATTGGGGCAAGCCGGAGCAGATGCGCGTCGGCGCGATCATGCATCGGTTGGGCTGGCGACGTGTTCGGTTGCCGGCATTGGCAAAGAGCGGCCAGCGGCCTTGGGCATACAAGAAGCCGGCAGGGTGGGGCGGTGCCTCGGCGTTGCAGCGAGTGGAGTTCGAGGAGCCTTGCTTTGATTAAGGAGATCGATTCGCTGCTTCGGTTGTGGGCGCAGGAGCTGCATTCAGAGCATTCAAAAGGGGGGCTTGCTGGGGGGAACATGGTTGCGATGATGATGGAGAGCAATGGGCAACTGATCAGGGGGCGGCGTGCTTTCCGGGCGCCCCTGGAGAGTTCGTTGGACATCGAGCTGATCGTGACCAAGCACCTCGCGCCAGAGCTGGTGACGGTGGTGCGTGAGCATTACTGCACGCTCGATGTGGATATGCGCTTGCGGTATGCCCATTGCGGTTGTGGTCGCGATACGTACTATCAGCGTTTGCATGAGGCGCATCTGCAGATCTTCGGCGTGATGATGGGGCTGGCTGCGTGACCCCAAGTATTCGCCTGGCTGTTGTTGTCCCACTGGCCCGTCTTGCCCCGCTGCGTTTTGATGCAGTGGGACAGGTGCGGGCCTTGTCGTTGTTGGGTTGTCCCACCGTCCCGCCTAGTAGTGCCTCCCGCCCGTGTGAGCGTAGCGGGCGAGCACTACGCGCTTACGCGCGAACGCGTGTTCTTTAAAATTCTTCCTTTACACGAGAAAGAAGAAAGATAAGTAGGACAGTGGGGCGAAGCCCCGAATTCAGGCGCTCTCAGGCGTCCCACTTCGATTCTGAAAAGTGGGACGTATGGGACACCGCCGCAGCAACAGATTGCCGTGGTGGTGTATTCGCCGACATTCGCTAGGCGTTCACCCTGTGTTACCCACTTATTCACCGGGTGGCATTAAAACAGGGTTGCTGCCACCGGAATCGACCTGTAAAAAGTAGTCATCTTCGATAGGTGCGACCGCAGAGAGCGGCACAACAAACCGGCCATATGGCCGGTTTTTTATTGCTTGGCTTTTTTGCCTTTGCCCAAGTTCGTAAGCAGGTAAATGGTTACCCAGACAAACATGCCAATGCTGATGATGTTGAGGATCAGGTTCAGAACTTCAAACCGTGTCATCGGGGCGGTGCTTCGACCGAACTGATAAATCTCTTCTCCGTAAATGCACATTAGAGCGAGCAGGAACAGGTAAGAGATGACCATGAAAAGGGTGGAGCTGACAGCCTGTATTGCCTCTTGAAGCTGCTTTCTTCTCTCCGGGTCAAGACTGTACACAGCCACTGCCAGTGCTAGTACTGCGCAAATCGTTTGAATCCAGTCATGTCCAGACACGCTATTTCTCTCCGCAGATCGTTGGTAGGACAAGATGTTTGCCCAGATCACCATATCGACGATTTATCCACTTTCAAAAGCCTCAGGGTTAAAGAAATGACAAACGAGCAACAAGCACTGGCAGAAATGCCGATCTGGTTAGTGATCGTCCTGGCTCTGGTCGGCGGCGTATCGGGGGAGATGTGGCGGGCAGACAAGGATGGGGCGCGGGGCTGGGCGTTGTTGCGCAGGCTCGCGCTTCGGTCGGGCGCCTGCATTGTCTGCGGGGTGACGGCGATGATGTTGATGATTGCTGCCGGGATGTCGCTGTGGACGGCGGGGGCGTTGGGTTGCCTAACGGCGATGGCCGGCGCGGACGTTGCCATCGGGTTGTACGAACGATGGGCTGCCAAGCGGCTTGGCCTTTCCGAGTCGGCATCGACCGACCGCACCTAAGAAGCGGGGTCAGCGCGGGGCACCTGTTTTTCCGGGTCCTCCCCGAGGGCCGTCCCCTACACGGGTTACGGAACTCGCGGGATCTCTGCAGCTGAGAATTTCACAGGGATGTCCGTCTTTTCAAAGGGTTAGACATGGGAAAGACAGTCAGCAAGGCCGACTTGAGCGAGATCGTCGGTCGCGATGAACGCACCCTGACCCGATGGCAGAACGACGGCATGCCAGTGACCGAGTTCGGCCTCGGTCGGGGCAACGAAAACCAATACGACACCGAAGCTGTGATTCAGTGGCTGATGCACCAAGCCGCACTCAACGGAAAAAAAGAATCTTCCCGCGACCGACTTGATCGGATCCGCGCTGACCGCGAAGAACTCGCTATGGCAAAGGATCTTGGCGAGGTGGTCATCGCTGCCGATCTGATTGAGCGCTTCGAAGCAATGATCACCGCTGCAAAAGTGGAGCTGCTCAACTCTTTCCCCGACGTGCTGGCCGCCGAACTTTCGGCGCGCTACGACGTGGAAGTCGACGAGCAACTGATTCGCGACCCCATTGAAGCCATCCTGAGGAGGCTTTCTGACTATGACAAGGATGATGCCGCGTCAGATGGATATTCTGACGAACCGGACGATACGGAGGGCTTTGAGGAAGACGGCGACTAAAGCGCTGCGCGGCGCTTGCCGCAAGTGGGCGCCGCCGCCTCGCATGAGCATTATCGAGTGGGCGGACAAGTACCGCTGGCTCGCACCAGAAGAGGCAGCGCGCCCGGGCAAATATCGCTTTGACGTTACTCCTCACCTGATCTGGCCCGGCGGTCCATTGGAAGCGCTGGATGATCCCGCTGTCAGTGAGATCGTCGGACGCAAGTCGGCGCAGGTGGCATGGACGTCGGGTGTTCTGGGTAACGCCCTGGGCAAGTGGATCGACATTGATCCGTCACCGATTCTGGTTCTGTTTCCCAAGGCCGAAGCGGCCAAGCAGTACGTTGGTGAAAAGCTTGAGCCGATGATCGAAGCCACGCCGCGGCTGCGCAAGAAAGTCGACCTGCGAAGCCGCAAGTTGCAGCAGCGACAGGACTTCAAGCGTTTCCCCGGCGGCTTCCTGAAAATGGTGGGTTCAAACAGCCCGGCCAGTGTGAAGTCCACGCCGGTGCCACGCGTTGCCATTGAGGAGCCGGACGACTGCAACCTCAACCTGCGCGGTCAGGGCGACAGTATCAAGCTGGCCAAGGAACGTCTGAAAACGTTTCGCCGTTCGAAGATCATCATCGGCGGTACACCGACCATCAAGGGCTTGTCCGCCATTGATGCGGAGCTGGAACTGTCGGACAAGCGCGTCGGCCTGGTGCCGTGTCACGAATGCGGCCAAGAACACGCGTTGAGCTTCGACAACCTGCACTGCGACGAGGATCCGGAATACCTGCATGAGGTGTACGGCAAAAAGCGGCCGGAGAAAACGTTCTACTCCTGCCCACACTGCGGCGGTATCTGGGATGACAACCAGAAGAACGCCAACCTCAAGCATGGGCGGTGGTCACCTACAGCAGAGTTTCGCGGTATCGCGGGCTACATCCTCAACGAGCTGTACGCGACGTTTTGGGGATCACGTTTCCAGGTGTTGATGGAGAAAAAGCTCCAGGCCGAACACGCGGCCTCACAAGGCAACATCGGGCCGATGATCGCTTTCGTCAACAGCTCCAAGGGCGAAAGCTACGAGTATCAGAGCGATGCACCGAAGACCGATGAGCTGGAAAAGCGTGCAGAGCCTTATGCGGAGCTGACAGCGCCGAAAGGTGTCCTGCTGATCACCGTTGGCGTTGACGTCCAAGGCGACCGCCTCGCTCTCACAATCATCGGTTGGGGACGAGGCGAAGAGTCGTGGCGCTTGTACTGGGGTGAGCTTCACGGCAACCCCATCGATCCCCATGACGCCGTTTGGCAAGAACTGGATCGGGTTATCTCTCAACCCATACCGGTCGAAAGCGGTGCGCAACTGGCGGTATCGGCGGTCAGCATCGACAGCTCTGACGGCAATACCAGTGACGCGGTGTATGCCTACGTGCGGGATCGTCAACGCTACAACGTTATGGCGATCAAAGGCGCCTCTATCGACAGTCGCGACAAGGAGATCTTTACCAAGCCTCCGCAGTCGGTGGATACCTCACAGGACAACACCAAGGCTGCGAAATACGGCCTGCGAGTCCACATCGTCGGTACGCACAAAGCGAAGACGCTCATTGATGGGCGGCTGCGCCTCAAAGGTGCTGGACCGGGGCGCATGCATTGGTACAGCGAGATCCGCTCGGACTACTACGAGCAACTCACTAACGAAGTCCTAGCACCGCACCCGCGTAACCCCAGCAAAATGGTTTGGCAAAAGAAAGCCGGCCGTCGCAACGAAGCGCTGGATTGTGAGGTGTATGCCTTGCACGCGGCTCGCAGCCTGAAAACTCATCTGTTACGCGATCACGAATGGGACCAGTTGGAGCAGCAGTTGCTGCAGCCAACCCTGTTCAGTACCGAACAACCGGTCGCACCGGTACCGCGCCGAGCTGTCGCTCGTGGGCGGGGCACCCGCAGTCGCGCGGGCTATTAAGGAAACACATATGACAGACGCACAACAGCGCCTCGCGGAAGTCCGGGCGGCGATCTCTGACGTCCTGAAAAAAGGCCAGCGCTTGCGCCGTGCGGATCGCGAGCTTTATCGCGCTGAGCTGAACAGCTTGCGTCTTCTGGAGCAGCAGTACGCCAGAGAGGTCGCGTTGGAACAGGCCCAACAACAGGGACGTGGCCGCAACCGTGTCTCCTACATGAAGATCTGACTATGGGATTTTTTCGAAAAGACCCGGCCGAGCTGCTGATGCGCGAGGCCCTCAAACTCGCCAAGTCGGCAAACGAGTCCAGGCCTATCGTCGCCCAAGGGGGTGGGGGCGGTGTTGAGACGCGTTGGCGCGGGGCTTCTCGCGTACTGCGCAGCATGGCCAGCTGGATTCCCGGTCTTGGCAGTCCGCGTCGAGATCTCGACCAAAACGAGCGTCGAATGTTGGTTGCTCGCTCGCGAGACGCCATGCGCAATCACTTGATAGCCCGTGCGGCGATCACGCGCTTACGCACCAATGTTGTAGGAACCGGGCTGGTTTGCCGGTCACAGATCGATCATGACGCATTAGGTCTCGACGAGACGCAGGCTGAGAAAATCAACAATCAGCTTGATCGCTTGTGGTCGCTGTACGCCGATGATCCACGCGAATGCGACGCCGAGGCGACACTCAACCACTACCAGCTACAAGCACTGGTATTGATCTCGTCCATGGTGGGCGGTGACGTGCTGATTGCCAGTCCTGACGATGAGCGCCCCGGCTGCATCTTCAGCACGCGCTTGCAGTTGATCGAATCGGACCGGGTCTGCAATCCAGCCGGGCAACTTGATGGCGCAAATCTCGTGGACGGCGTCGAGTTCGATCGGCTGGGTGCGCCTCTAGCTTATCACGTGTGCACCGGATACCCCAACGAATACACCGCCGGCCAAGCGCTGAAATGGGAGCGTCTGCCAGCGTTTGGCGAGGCCACGGGCCGGCGGCGCGTCATGCACGTCATGGCCGACAAGGAGCGTCCGGGACAGAAGCGCGGAGCGCCTTACCTGGCTCCGGTGCTGGAACCACTGCAGAAGCTGGAGCGCTACAGCAGCGCCGAGCTGATGGCTGCGGTGATCTCCGCAATGTTCACGGTGTTCATTAAAAAGACCAACGACTTTCAAGTCGGGAATCTCCCGCTGACCGCATTAGCCAACGAAGGTGACGGCCCCGCAGGTGACACAACGGCTGACGGCGAACTGGCTCTGGGCGAGGGGGCGATTGTTGACCTGGGCCAAGGTGAGGAACCGGTAATCGCCAATCCTGCGCGGCCCAATGCGCAGTTCGATCCGTTCTTTACCGCAGTGGTCAAGGAAATCGGCGCTGCTTTAGAGCAACCGATGGAGGAGCTGTTGCTGCACTACAGCAGCAGTTACAGCGCAGCCCGTGCGGCGATGTTGCAGGCGTGGCGCTTTTACAGCCTGCGCCGCTGGTGGCTGATCTGTGACTTTTGCCAGCCCAGTCGGGAATTGCTGATCGATGAGGCGGTGGCCCGTGGATTGATCAGCCTGCCGGGTTACGCGGACCCGGCGAAACGCAAAGCCTACTGCCAGGCGATCTGGATCGGCCCGGCACGTGGCGCCATTGATGAGCTGAAGGAAGCCAACGCTGCCGGTAAGCGCATCGAGATTGGTGTCAGCAACGAAACACTGGAAACCGCCGCAATGACCGGCGAGCCGTGGCAGCAGGTGTATCGGCAGCGCGTGCGCGAAGTCACCCAGCGGCGCAACGATGGCCTGCACGTTTTACCCAAAGGGCGGGAGCAGGAAACACCGCCGTCCGCCAACCCCAACGAGGAATAACCATGCCCCGCGCATTCGAGCTGGCTGCATCGCAGCCGTGGCTGATGCTGCCCGGCGCCCTGGATAACTTGCTGACCATTGCAGACCGCATGGGCGATCCGGCGGCGCTGGAAACACGCACTGGCATGCGACTGGATAACAGCCGCACTGTCAGCGTACGCAATGGTGTGGCGATCATCCCGGTAGTCGGTCCGGTGTTTCGCTATGCCAACCTTTTCACCGAGATCAGCGGTGCGACCAGCACTCAGGTGCTGGCCACCGACCTGCAGGCCGCGCTCGATGATCCCAAGATCAGCGCGATCATCCTCAACATCGATAGCCCAGGCGGCGTTGCCGCCGGCATCAACGAACTGGCTGACCAGATCCATGCGGCCCGTGACCGTAAACGCATCGTTGCCTACATCGGCGGCACTGGTGCAAGCGCGGCCTATTGGATTGCGTCAGCTGCCAGTGAAATCGTCATCGACGAAACGGCGCTCGCCGGGAGTATCGGTGTGGTCGTTGAAGCTGTGGTCGGCGGCGAGGAAGGCAACGGCCGTAAGCGCTATCAGATCGTCAGCCGCAATGCCCCGAACAAGCGTGTAGATCTCTCTACCGAAGAAGGGCGAGCCAAGGTCGGCGAAACGGTCGACGCCATGGGTGATGTGTTCGTCGCCAAGGTGGCCCGCAACCTGGGCGTGGAGCCGGAGCGTGTCCCAGAGATGGGCGACTTCGGCGGCCTGCGTGTTGGCGCCGCAGCTGTCGAGTCCGGCTTGGCCCACCGTCTGGGGTCCCTTGAAACATTGATTACCGAACTGGCCAAACCGGCCGCCACTCAACCGAGGAAATACAACATGACCACCGTCAGCAGCACGGCGGAGTTGCGTGAGGCGCTGGCCGCCGGCACGGATCCGCAAACCATCGAAATCGCTCAGGCCAATCAGCCGGATCTCGAAAGCATCCGCACCCAAAGTCGCGAGGAGGGCGCTACTGCAGAGCGGCAACGCATCACCGGCATCAATGCAATGGCCAGCAAGGGGTTCGAAACTGAAATCGCCGCTGCCATCGAAGCAGGCTCCACGGTTGAAGCTACAGCGCTACAGCTGTTCAAGGCTGCGCAGGATCGCGGCATTTCTCTGAGCGCCATCAAGGCCGACGCCACTGGTGCATCGACGTCCACTCCGACGGGCGATGCCGCTCAGGGTGAGCGCAAGGCCGTCGTAAACGCCATTGTCGAGGGCGCCTCGCGCCGCTGATTGGAGAACTTTATGAGCAACCCAGAACGCCAAACCTATGTCCCGGACCAGCTGTCCGCCGGTGCCTTCCCGGTGATGATTGACACCGCCGTGATCGCTTCCGGCCAGAAGCTCAGTCGAGGCGCCGTCCTTGGGCAAGTAACGGCCAGTGGCGAATATGTGCTGTGCAAGGCCGCAGCAACCGATGGCTCCGAAGCTCCTGCGGCTGTACTGGATCAGTTCACTGATACGACCTCAGGCGCGCAAGTAGCGCCAATCCGCCTGACCGGTGAAGTGCTGGCCAGTCAACTCACACTCGGCGAGGGTTTTACTTTGGCGCAGGCAAAAACTGCGCTGCGTTCCCTGTGCCTGTTCGTTCGTTAATTCGGAGTCTTTGATGGATATTTTTGATACCCGCACCATGCTTGAAGCGGTTGAGCAGATGCCAACCGCGCGGCGCTTTTTGCTCAACACCTTTTTCAATGGCGGCAGTCCTGTCACGTTCCCGACCAAAACCGTGGACATCGACATCATCAAGGGCAAGCGCAAAATGGCGCCGTTTGTTAATCCGCGCCTGCCGGGCAGTGTGTCGTTGCGTGAAGGCTATACCACCAGCACTTACAGCCCGCCGTACATTCAGCCAAAACGTGAGACCACCGCCGAGCTGGTGCTCAAACGTTCGGCCGGCGACAACCCGTTTTCCTCACGCACACCGCTGGAGCGTGCCGGGCAACTGCTCGGTAAGGACCTGCGCGATCTGGACGACGAAATCATCCGCCGGGAAGAGTGGATGTGCGCCCAGGCACTCACCACCGGAAAGGTTCGCGTCGTGGGAGAAGGGGTGGATGACACCATCGACTTCCTGATGGCCAGCGATCACAAGATCAGCCTGGGCAGCGGTCAGTGGGGCACCGAAGACGGCGATCCGATTGCCAATCTTCGTAGTTGGAAGCGCAAGATCGCCAAGGATTCCGGCCGCACTGCAAACACCGTAGCCATGAGCGGCGAAGCGCTGGATGCATTTCAATCCAGCTCAATGGTGATGAAACAACTCAACACTCGCCGCGTTGACATGGGCTTGATCAAGCCAGAGGAACTGCCCGACGGCGTGACTTACCTGGGCTATCTGAATGATCCCGGCGTTGACCTTTACGGTTACGACGAGTGGTATCTGGACGACGAGGATGACGAGCAGCCAATGATTCCGGCAGGTGGCTTGATTCTCGGCTCGACGTCCACGCGCAACGCCATGCTGTACGGGGCGATTCAAGATCTGGAAGCCGTGGAAAGCGGCTTGGTCGAAGCGGCGCGCTTCCCGAAGAGCTGGGTGACCCAAGAGCCGAGCGCTCGTTGGCTGAAGCTGCAGAGTGCGGCATTGGCTGGCCTGCTCGAACCGGATGCGTTCATTTACGCCAAGGTGGTGTGACATGGCCAAGAAAGCCGATTTTCTGGTGATCGACGGTTGCGTGCAGGATGGCCGCGTCGTTGTTGTGAAGGGCGAGCCCTACAGTCCGCCAAGTAAAGGTATTGAGGAAGCGTTACTCGCCGAAGGGCGTATCGCTCCGCTCAAGGACCCCCGAGCCCAAGAACTGCTGCGCCAGAAATCGGGCGTTGCCAATGAGGACGACGACAGCGGCGGTGAGTGATGGGGTTTCGCGAATTGAGCGACGACATGGACGCCCTGGTGTTGGATGGCTTGGGCGACATGGCAACGGTCGGCGGTCGAGAGATCGCCGGTTTCTTTTCCGCGCCATGGCTGCAGCCGCGCATGGGGCGGATCAACACCGCATTGCGCGAGCCGCAATTTGAGATTCGCGTCGTCGATGCGGCGGGTGTTGAGCCGGGGCAATTGGTCGTTGTAGATCTGGCAAAGCAGGACGGGGGAGGCCAGTACGATCTGGTCAAGCTGGAGCCAGATGGTTCAGGCTGGGTGGCATTGCTTTTGAGGGCTAAAGCATGAGCGTCGGCAGCTATTTCAAACCCTCAGCCAGTGGCGGGATGATCTCGCTGCAAACCTCGGCGGCAGACTTGAAAGCCTTTCAGGACTTTGCCGCCTTGGTGCCGAAAGCAGCATCCAATGCCCAGCGTCGCGCGATCAATAAAACCTTGCGCTGGCTTGCCACCCACATCGCTCGCGCCGTCGGCCGGCAGGAACGCATTGCGGTCGCCGCTGTGCGGCAACGTCTGCGGGCCTACCCGGTCAGCGGCGGCGCGAACAGCGGCAAATTGTGGTTCGGCCTCAACGCTATGGAAGCCAGCCGCATAGGCCGGGCACGGCAAACCCGATCCGGTGTGTCAGTCGCGGGGCGACGCTTCCAGGGCGCGTTCCACAAGCGAGTCTATGGGGGCAGCGCAGATGTCTGGATCCGCGTCGGCAGCAAGCATTTCAAATCTTCGGATTACCCCGATAGCGATGTCAGTGCAGCCGGCGGCGCGAGTTCGGGCTGGATTGCCGAACATGACAACCGCTTCCCGCTGGCCAAGGCCAAGGTGTCGCTGGAGCAAGCCCGACCGCACTTCGATAGCTGGGTGCGTAAAGCAGACGAACACCTAGTGCATGTCCTGCAGCAGGAACTCAATTTCGAAGTGCAGAAGTACTTGAAGGGGAAATGACGTGATGGATTCAGTCGACGAACCATTCAGTCTTGAGCAGCTATATCGAGCCATCGAACGACATCTTCATGATCATTTGCCGGGCGTTCAGACGGTCGCGGTCTGGCCCAACATTGATGATCGCATCGCCTTGCCGGCGGTGCTGGTGGAACTGGCAGAAATGGAGCCGGGCGTTGATCCGGGGACGGGAGAAACCTGCTTGGCCTGCAAGTTTGAGGCGCGGGTGATCACCGATCCGATCCAGCCCGACCATCATCAGCAAGCAGTGTTCTTGGCGGGTCAGTTGGCCGTTCTACTACGGGCGCAGTCTTGGGGCGTAGAGGTCGAGCCAGCCGAGTTCGTTCAGGCCATGCAGGACTGGACCAAACCCGAACTGGACGGCTACACGGTCTGGGTCGTGGAATGGACACAGCAGATCTACCTCGGTGAAACCTGCTGGCCCTGGCCGGATCAGCCACAGGGGACGTTGGTGTTTGACGTTGAGCCGGGTGACGGACCATTCAGGCCAGAGGATCTGTCGTGAGTTACGCGAGTGCTCAGCATGACCGCATGATCGCGGGAACGGTAAAGGCTTGCTACGTGGTCGCAGTGGATCTGTCCGCTTCACCGCCGGTATGTCGCGTGTCGGATGGCAGTGAATGGGTCAGCGCTTGGGTGCGGTGGCACAGCATTGCAGCGGGCAAGGCCAGGCACTGGCGGGCACCGTCTTTGGGCGAGCAGGGCAGTTTGATCAGTCCCAGTGGTGACGTGTCGCAAGGCACGTTTGTCCCGGGGCTGTATGGCAATGCCGGACCGCCGCCGGATAATCGCGACCATGTCGAGGTCTGGCGCTTCGATGATGGCGGCTCGCTGATCTACGACTGGCAGGCCAAGAGCTACAGCATCACCCTGCCCAGCGGGACGGTGACCATCAAAGTGGCCAGCACGGAAGCGGTTGTAACCGATAGCGCGGTGAGCGTGACCACCGGCAACATCAACCTGAAAGCGGCGGTAATGATCGACGGCGCGCTACACGTTACCAAGGGCATCACCAGCGCCGGCGCAATCATTGATGCCACGGGCAACAGCAACCACCACACGCATTAATTTCAACTCACCACAGCCCGCCCAGTGCGGGCTTTTTCATGCCTGGAGAACCACATGGCCAAGATCGATACGACCTCAACCGATGCGCAAACGCCCTCGGAACCGGCATTGTCATCCTCAACTTACTCATCGCCTGGGTCCTTGAAATTCCGCGACAAGCTCTACACGTCGCGACTGGTGATCGTGCCCGGTACTGACCGTTCCTATCCGGTGGAGAAGGCGACGGTCGTGGTGCCGGCCTCCGACATCGAGGCGGTCAAGTTCCTGAAAGCCAGCGAAGAATACGAGCCGTTCAAGGAGTGACATCGATGATCGGAATGGATCGCCAGACCGGCCTACCCATATCCGGCATCGAGCACCTGCGCCAATCCATTGCCGACATCTTGAGCACGCCGCTGGGCAGTCGCCGGCACCGCATGGAGTACGG